TATATGCCTCCTTATCATCCAATAATATAATTCCACCACGACCAAGATTTAAATGCTTCTTAAATTGAAAACTAATGCACATATATGTACCAGGAATATATGTATTCTGCTCCCATAAAACCGCAGCATCAATTATATTAGTATTCCAAAGATAATAATAATCTGTCCAAATATAATTTTTTTTCCATGTCCATTTTATACCCAATTTTTCAGCAGTAAATGGAATAGAAATATAAGTGTGCTCTGGTATTTGTATATCATTATACTTTTCATATCTAAGACATAACTCTATAGCATGAGTACAACAATCCGTTGCCACAGCATAAGGTGCATTAAAAAAATTAGATATTATTTTTTCAAACCTATTAACTACATCAAATTCCATTTTCATAAAGATTGTAATCCTCACTATACAAATTGTTAAATTCTTCTAAATCTGGTTCAACATAGTCTTGATATATTTTTTTACATATTGAACTGTAATTGGGCATAAAATATTTTGAATTTCTTAAATGAGGAATTTCAAATGATTTATATTTTACTCTTTCAATATCATCTTGAATATTAGTTCTTATAAAATTATTAACTTTAAATGTCATATCTCCTTCCAATTTTATTAATTTAAGATTTCCTTTGTTCTCAAGACACAATCTTAGAAATAATTTTTGAGGAGCTGTATGTTCATCATAGATGTACTTTTTATTTTTAACTTGTTTAACAACCCATTCAATAGGTGGTTTATATCTACACATAAATTCATTCAATCCAGATATCCATCTTTTAGTAGGATCCCTAGTAATTGCAAAGAATATATGTTCAGATTCTACAAAATATTGTGCTAAAAAATCTGGGTCTTTTGCTCTTGGTAATTTATCTAATGGGATGAAATTTGGACAATGAGCATTAAATGCTGTAGTAATAGAAGTACTACCACACTTATCAACATGCATAAAAACTAATTTATAATTTTTTGCCCAGTAGCAATTTACAAATCCTTCTTTATGAATAACTTGTCCATCTATACCTTTTTGTAACTTAAAAGTAAATGCAGAGCAATGTTTTGAACATTGTTCTACAATATCATCTATGACTGCTCTTCTTTTCATATCGTTGCTGTTATCTGCATTGTATATCTATTTTCATCTCCAAGGTTTGCTGCCATATGTGGTGCATCTCCTCTCCACATATAACAATCACCCTTCTTCCAATTAACAATTGGTGTTCGGTTCAATTCAAAATAATGCCCAGATTTCCAGTCATTTAAAAAGATTAAAAATCTACACACATTATTTTGGTCTTCAATATTATATACCTTTCTATATCTAGGATACGTATCTTGGTGTTCTGGCATAATAGTTCCAGGTGGCATACAATATACGGACAAAGAAGTATTTTTTACTTGATGTTCCTTTTTAATTTCATTCACAATATCATGACACCATTGTGGAACTCCTCTATATTCTTCCCTTAAAAGACCAGTATAGTTCACATACAAATGCCCCAATGATTTCCACCGATTAACGGTTTCATCATCAGGGAATTGTCTTCTATCTGGATATTCTATATTAGTATAATCTCCGATTATATCGGGATTTATGCTTTTTACTCTATAATTCATTGTGGTAAATATATATTATTTTGATTTTTACTGTACCAACAAGGCAAAGTATACCTCTCACCACTTATTACTTTAGTGACTCCATGATAAGTACGAGAACTAAAAAATATTATTTTACCTTTTTTAGGGTTACATGTAAAGTTATCACTTGGGAAGTATGTCTTTCCTCCAGTAAAATTATCGTTTAAATATAAAACAGAACTATAGTCTCGATGATTTTGGTCTTGATGAACTTCCATATCTATTCCAGGGAGCATTTGAACAATGCTCCAATATTCCAAATATAAATTTACATCTAAGTTATCCCTATAAAATAATTTAGATAAAGTTTGAATGGATTTAATTTGAAGTATAAGAAGATTGGATAATAGTATCTTATCTTCAACTAAGTAAGGACACAAAGTTTTATCTTCAAAATAACCTTCTAGATGTATATTCCTAAAATTAGTATTATTAAAGTATTTTACTAAGTCATCACATATAGACTCATCTAAAAAATTTTCTATTTCGTAAATCACATTTAAAATTTAAAATCGGAGAATAATTTTTTAGCAGAAGATTTTTTTTCTTCATATTCATATTCTTCTTCCTGCCCACTATCGGTAATATTATTTTGGGCACTTTGTTCACAATCATACAATCTCATTTTTGCTCTATCAATACCCAGAACAAACCGTTTAAATACTGTAGGATCATTATATCTATTCTTAAGTTGCTTTACCATAATCTGTCCAAGTTGCTCCAACTCTTCTGTGCTAATAAGAGCAAACATAAGGTCGGCAGTAGCAGGAAGACCAAAGGATTCAGAAGTATCAGTAAGTTCAACATCAGAGTTGCCATAACCTGAACGAGTAGTTTGAGTGGCAGACATGATTGGCACATTGAATTCGACTGCAAGACCCCTAAGTTCCTCAGCAATTGCCTTGATATACGAATAAGAATTAACAGACATGTTTCCCCGATACCTGCTGGAAGCACAAATATTAAGGTAATCGATAAAAATAATATCAGGTTTAAATGACTTCTTAAGTGTAAGTTCATTAAGCAATGCTTTAAAGTGTCCACTATGCGCTGATGCAGTTGGATACTCTTTAATTATAAGATGTCCTTTTGTTTTATTTACAAGAGTATTAATTTTATTTTCAAAAATTTGTTTTGGTAAATTAATTAATTCTTGGATTGGAACATTGAGAAGGTTTGCATCAATTCGCTCTGCAATTCGTTCCTCCGCCATTTCAAGTGTGATATAGAGAACGTTCCTGCCTTGCAATAAGACGGAACTAGCCACATGACACATGAATAGCGATTTCCCAACGCCTGTCCCAGCGAGAGCGATGTTGAGAGTCTTATTAGGGAGACCACCTTTTGTAATTTTGTTGAAATACTCCAGGTCAAACTCAATCTTATCTTCCTTCCTGTGGTAAAAATCATAACGTTCTTCATAATTTTGTAAGTAATCATGACCAATATTGTTATCAAAAGATACTGCTAGGGCATCTGAAAGAATATTTGGAATAGCATCTCTTGTTTTTTTCTCATCATTACCATCAGCAATGTGAATAGATTCCATAAGTGCAAGATAAATTGCACGATCTCGGCACCATTTTTCAGTTGTATCAAGTAACCACTGTTGGTCTACAGGAGAATCATCAAGAGAATTACTAATTTCTCTAATTTCTTTAACTTCAGACTCAGTAAGATCTGTACGATTTTCTAACTCAATGCCAAGTGCTTCTAAAGTAATTGCTGAACCATATTTAACAATAAATTGAACAACTTCTTCAAAAATTACTTTTTCAGTTACTTTATCAAAATAAGTTGGTTGAATAAATGGAATAACTTTTCTAGAGTAATCTTCATTAAATACTAAATTTCTGAGAATGGTTGTCTCAATTCGTTCCATAAGAGAATTCTTTTTTCGCGGCAGCATCAAGTTGCTGCATTACTTCTTCAGTGAAATATTGATCAGGATTTTTTAGAATCTCCTTACCATATATTTTTTTACCATTGATTTCATAGCGTCCTGCTACATTCTTCCAGAGTCCACCAATCTCACCAAGTTCCAGAAGACCATAGTAACGATCAAGACCGCGCTCATCATAATACAAACGGACTTCAACATCTTTGTTCTCCTTACTCAAACGCGATTTAGCAGTCTTAGCCTTGATAATATTGCCGACCACTTCTGTTCCATCCTTTTCTTTCTTTTTGCTGAGATAAATGATCGTACTTGCTGCGTACTTGAGACCAGAACCTCCACCCATTTCTTTCGTTGGTACATAAGCTCCGATGACATCGTATGTATGATTTGTGACAATGAGCGGGACATTTGCTTGACCTAGTTTGAGTGTGAGCATTCGGAATGCACCTTTAACCAATTGAGATTTGGTCATGTCACGAACTTGTTTGTCGTTCAGTGCATCAGTGATTTCTTTCTCTGTGGAAAGCATACCTAAAGAGTCTAGCACAAACATGCAAGGTTTGCGTTCCTCTACAGGTTTCTTAAGATACAAATCAACTGCCTTTAATGCCTTCCCGCGAAACTCTTCAATAGTAACAACATTAACAACCACCAAACGAGAAGTATCAATTCCACGAGATTCAATCAAAGATTTAGTGATAGCAGCCTCAGTATCAAAGTAGAGGCAGTAACCATCGGGATTAGTATCAAGAAAGTTCTTAACAACGGCGAGAGAGAAAAAAGTCTTTCCAGTAGAAGACTCTCCAGCAATAGCAGTAATCTTATTCCCAGATACACCACCAAATATGCTACCTGAAACCAGTGCATTAAAAATGTATGAACCCGTATCAACATAAGTCTCAGTCTCATCAATATCTGATGCTAACTTAGTAAAGTCATCACCAATTTCTTTTACAATATCTTTAAGAAAATCCATCACTTATCTCCAATAAAAACATAATCTGGATGTTGAGATTTAAACGTCTCTACTGCCTCTTCAGTTTTAAAAAATTTAAAGAGTGATGTGTTTGGAAACTCTTTAATGTAATAATTCAGTTTAATCATCACGCTACCATCCCGTATTCTTTACGAAGTATTTCTTTATAAGGTAAACCTTGTTCTTTAAGTTCTTTAACTAATTTAAGTTTTTGATAAAGTGCTGAATCTCCTCCCAGAGACATGGCGCGAATAATAGTATTCAGTTCGTTGTCATTAATAGGCAAATCCATTAAGCAAAAAATAATTCAAGGTTTACAGTTTTTTCCACATTCCATCCAATTGAATCAAGAATAGATTTTAGTGGATCTACAAAACTTTTTTCAAATTGTAAGTCATAATCAATGTATTTGTCAAGATCAAGTTCCTTGGGAAAATCTTGAATAAACGAGATAATATTTTCTTGTATTGTATTTGGTTTTTTTAAATATACAAATTTAATTTTTTCTCCGTTTGCAATAAGAGAATATTTTTTAGTCAATTTTTTTTGTTTAACATAATGGTTAAACAAAAGTGCTCCTCGAATATGAATTGGAGTTCCCTTTACATAAATGCTTGAAGGGGACTGGTATTTGCGAACATCGGAAGCAGTACGGGGGAATGCAATCTGTTCTGGTGGAAGAGATTTGAATTCAGATCTACATTTATCAATGAAGTTAATTACATCCTCTTCAGTTCCACTCATCATAAGTTTTAAACCATCTTTAATCATCTTGCGACAAGGTGCAGGAGTAGAAGACTTAACCGCCTCAATGCCCATCATCTTGAGTTTAGGTTCTTCATAACGAACACCCTCACTATCCCAGACATTCAGAATGTATCTCTTCTTCGCAGTCCAGATTCCACGCTCAGCAATGTTCTCACGCTTCATCTGCATCTTCTGGTCATAAGCATTCACATACTGAGCCAGTTCTTCGTAGCAACCTTCAATATACTTTTCAAGTTCCACTTTACAGACCTTATCAAGGAACGTAACAACGCCTTCAGTAGTTTTCTCTCTTCCCTTGTATACAGTTTCAACCATAGGACCCATATTAAGATAAATGGAGTCAGTATCTGCAGCAATAACATAATCAACATCATCGGTTTTCAAAAGTTTATTAAGATATGCATTCATCTTATTCTCAATCCAACGGATAGATACCTGACCAGACAAGGTGATTGCCTCTGCATTTGCTAGTTTGTAATAACGGAAATACTGATTGCCGATAGCACCATAAGCAGAGTTAAGTTGAATCTTCCTCGCCATTTGGATGTTGTTACATCTTGCAATTTCCTTTTCCAACTCTTTAGTCTTTTTCTTTTCATACTCCTGCTTTGCCTCAAGCATCTTCTTTTTATAGATGGTACGATCCTTATAAATCTTTTCCATCAACTCTGGCAAGAATCCACGAACATCCTTGCGAAACATTGCACCGTTAGCACAAACTGCTTTATCCTTATACAATTCAAATGTAATTTCTTGATTTAAAATCTTGTCAACAGTTACATTTGGATGCTTCTCTTCCAGAAGAGTTTCTGGTGAGATATTATATTGCATAATAAGATGAGGATAGAGTGAGTTAAGGTCAAAAGACACAACCCAATCATACTTACCAGGGACTGGTTCTTTTACATAAGCGCCAGCATACTTTGAATCCTTATCTGAACGTTCTTTTGGAGGAATAACAATATTTCTCTCCTTCAAATAATTAAAGATAATCGTATCCCACATCCTAACCTGATAGAATACATCCTCATAGTTTACTTTGGCGTCATATGCCATAGTAAGTGCAAGTTCAATCAATTTCATCTTGTCTTCCAAACGGTCAACAAGTTCTACGTCGATGATGTTGTATTCTACAAACTTCTGCCAACCTTTAGTATAAAAGTCCTTGAACGTATCAAACTCAGAGTGGTCCAGTTTTTTCTGACCAAGTTCAACATTTGCAATGTGGTCCAAACGATAGGATTCTTGATTGGTGTATGTGAATTTTTTATACAAATCAAGATAATCTAATTGAGAAATTCCACCAATGTCATAAGATATTTGCTTTCTTCCAGTAACAAAAATCTCTTGTTCTGTTACTAGTCCCCAAGGAGACAATCTCTTCATCAACTTTTCACCAAGAACTCTATCTAATCGGCGGACAATATATGGAATATCATACAATTTACTATTCCATCCAGTAATAACTTCTGGAGTATTTTCCATCCACCAATTAATAAAATCATTTAAAAGGTCATACTCATTATTAAATCTTTTATAGTAAAGATTGCCTTTATTTAATTTAAATGGTCCTTGACCCCAAGTAATAATTTCTTTTGTTGTATAATCTTGAATTGTAATAAGTAAAACTTCTTCTGCTGCGTTTTCTACGTCTGGAAATCCATTTTCAGACGCAACCTCAATGTCAATTGTAAATAGTTTAATCTTACTAATATCAAATTTTATTTCAGATTGTGGGTATTTGTCCGATATGTATTGGTAAATATATCTTTCATTTCCGTAAACCTTAAATCCGTCTACACCTTCATATTTTTTTATAAATTCTCTACATTCTTTTACAAATCCAGGTTTAATAGATTCTACATATTCCCCAGATAAAGTTTTATAATTCGTTTTTTTATTTGAAGTAACAAAAAGGGTCGGAGTAAATTTCTCACGAGTCATGAAGTGTTTTCCATCTTCATATCCTCTTACGAGAAATTGATCCCCGACCATTTGGACGTTGGTATAAAACCTCATTACTTAGTCAAGTCATCATACAGTTCCTTGATTCTAGCAGTGGGTTCGGCAATAGTCAAGATTTTATCAGAATGAATCATGAATTCATTCTGAATGGTCATTTCTCCTAACCATGGTTGCAGCGTACCATCAGAAATAATATTAAATGGTTGAACTAATTTACAATCAGGTTCTCCAATATCAGCAGATTCTGCTTCTTCAATTTGAGAAATCAGAGTTCCACCAGAAGTAAAAATAATT